GCCCCATGCACAAACACCTTGCGTTGGCCTTGGTCATTGCGTTGGCCCAGGCCCCAGCCCATGCCCAGCAAGCCGCCTGCTTCTCAACCATTGAGGGGTGGGGGTGCGTTGGTCCCAATGGCACCACTCAACTGCAACCCACCGTTGTCCCTGGCCAATGGGCCGTCAGTGGACAAACCAAAGACGGTGGTTTGTATGGGTGCCAGGCAACGACGACCCTCAGTGGGGACGTCGTATCCACCTGCCGATGAACAAGCCCCATGAACTGCTGATCCAGGTATCAGCCCGCCTCTTTGCGGACGGTCATCAAGACCTTGCCTATGACGTCAGACAACTGGCCCTTAGGTGGACACCAGAAAGGGAAAAGCGGCTGATCCACGGACCAGAAGAGGACTACGGCTTTGACCCTGACTGCGACCCTCAACACCCACTACACGACACATGACTACTGAACCCACTGAATTGCAACTGATGGAGCTGTACCGGGACTGGTGGAAAGACAGTTACGGCGGCACCCCCAACAACCAGAACACGATCATCGCTGCTGCCTTTGCCCGCCATGTGTTGGCCACGTTTGGAGCAAAGTCCAATGGCTGACCTTTCCCCCGCAGCACAGGCAGTGCTGGATGCTGCCAACAATGTCAATTCCTACGGTCCAGATGATTGCCTCAACGAATCTCGCTGGATTGCCGCCGCGGCCCTGCGAGCTGCTGCGGATCAGGTGGTGCCCTGGAAACCAGAACCAACAGAGGAGTCCGTTGGTTCAACAATTGACTTTGGTTACACATGGGCATTGTTTTCCAAAGCAAATGATGTGAGGCAAGAACTTCTTGCCATCGCCGACGAGCTGGAGGGTCTCGATGACTGAGTCACAGGTCATGGCACGGCTCAGGCACGAGATCCTGACCGTCCTCTACAAGATCTACCCACGGGTGCTGACCCACCCGCAGCTGGTCGCTGAGGTGCAGGTGCCCTTCCTCACCCGTGACAAGCAATGGCTGCAGGATGCAGTCAAGGAACAGATCCAGGTGCTGCAGCAGGCCAGCCTCCTGCGCCCCAGCCAGGGGGGTTACACCCTCACTGACCGTGGTCGTATGGACAGGCAGCAGGCAGCCAGGTTTCTAACCAAGAAGATCGACCCACCGAACGACGCAGCATGAGCAGGATCAATGAGTTCGACCGGCGAGCTGAGTCGATCACGCACGACAGGGCAGCGGACTACGGCGACCCACGGGTCAGCTTTGATCGCATTGCCCTGATGTGGTCAGCCATCACGGGGGCAGACATCACTGCCCACCAGGTGGCTCACATGATGATCTGCCTCAAGCTCAGCCGGCTACAAAACACACCCGATCACCTCGATTCCTATGTCGACATCGTCGGTTACGCAAGATGCGGCGTCCTCTGTGGCCCGCAAGAGCCCAGCTGAGATCAAGTTCGGTATTGACCTGGTCGGTCGCTGCATGGCTGCCTACTGGCAAGACCGTGAAGCATTGATCGACGGGCACAGTCGGATGCAGGCAGTGATGACTGTCATTGCTGAAGAGGTGCGCACCTGGGCACCTGACCCAGGCCAAGCACGCATCTGCTACCTGGCCATCAACGAGGTGGCTGACCGCCTTATCCGTGATTCCCATGCCGTATGACCCCAGCTGGCGGAAGGAAGACGAGGCCCGAGTCGCACGACTTGAGCGCCTGTACTTCCTTGATGGCCGCAAACACCTGCCCTATGGGCACCCACTGCACGGCACCTACACCGGACTCCATGAGAAATACAAGGAGCACGGATGGTGAACCGAGGCAGGGACCACAACTTCACCCTGTACTGGGGTGAGGACAACGCACCCAATCTTGGTGAAGGCATCAGCCGTACCACCAAGCAGAACTCCAGTCTCTGGAGGATTGAGGTCAGCTTCGGCAACGGTCGCCCCATGCGGGAGTTGATCCGCGCCGTTAATCACAGCCAAGCACGGTACTTTGCGAAGAACCGTTACCCATCTGCCACTAACATCACACTCATCGGTAAAGCCAATGACTCAAACATCCAACCGTCTACCTGAGAACGTCTACGTCCTTAAGGAACAACCGCCAATCAAAGATGATGCTGATGCCAAAGGCAATGTGCTGTACTTCAAGCCAGGCTTTGGCTGGTACTCAGGCTACTGGCATTCGGCACACATGGATGGCACTACGCACTGGACGTTCCTGCCAGAGCGCCCGCCAGAACTGGAAAATACCAAGGTCAAAAGAGAGAAGGCATACCAGGCATGGATGAAACTTTTCCCTACTGAGTTTGATCCTGCTGCTGATGCTTTGATCCGCCTTGGTTTTAACGCCGGCTGGGAACGTGCGAACTGAAGAGGACCAACTTCTTCTTGAACAGAAGGAGATGCTCATGCTCGGGGCAGATCGCTATGAACTGCTCCGCAACAACCGCATCGCCAAGAAGATGGAGTCCCTCTCCACCTACGGCAATGCGTTGGTGACCATGGGTGTGGATGGTGTGGTCGCTGAGATCAGGCACCACCGCAAGCGGCTGCAGCAGGGCAAGGCAGGTGTCTATTACAGGGACCTGCAACCCCTGCTTACCCTGGCCCCGCACAAGATCGCTGCCTGTGCATTGCGGGTGGTGGTCGACAGCATCAGCCAGCCCATGCGCCTGGCCCCTCTGGCCCTGTCAGTAGGGGAGAAGCTATGGGTCGAAGCCATGCTGGCCCGTGCCAGTAGGTGGGAGTTGGCCAACCACAAGCGCGTCCGTGGCCGCCTCGTTGAGAAGGTCAAGGACATCAAGCGGATGGCCAACAGCGAGACCTGGACGACAGAGCAGCGGTCGGCAACGGGTGCGTTCCTGGTGTCGGTCATTGCCCAGAAGACAGGGCTCATCAAGTTGGAGAAGGTGCGCATCGGCATCCGCACAATTACCTATGTGCGGGCAACGGCCGAGTGCTTCGACTTCATCGGCAAGGTCAACGAGACAGGGCAGTTCCTCTGCCCCTTCCAGTTGCCCATGCTGGTCAAGCCCAGGGACTGGAATGACCCAATCTCAGGCGGCTACCTCACTGACATACCCAACAGCACCCTGCTGAAGGACAACAGTGAGATGGTTGCCCAGCACTGCAGTGGCAGTGAGCCTTTTATCAAGGCCACCAACCACCAGCAGTCCGTCGCATGGCAGGTGAATCGGTGGGTGCTTGAGCATCTTGAACATGCGTGGGAAAAGAACATCTCAGTCGGCAAGCTGATGCCTCGGGAGGGGTGGCAGCCGCCGCCCTATCCGAAGCACCTGCCCGAGGGTCACCCAGACATCACCCAGTGGCGCTTCAACGCACGGCAGATCCACGAGAAGAACGACAAGACCAGGAACAAACGCATCGCCCTGGCGAAGCAGTTGTGGCTGGCTCGTCGCTTTGCGGATGAGCAGGAGCTGTACTTCCCAATGCAGCTGGACTTCAGGGGGCGGTACTACTACAGGCCGCCGTTCCTGAACCCGCAGACCAACGACGTCGGTCGTGCCCTGCTGCAGTTCGCCAACGGTCAGCCCATTGCCAATGAACAGGAGGCCGAATGGCTTTGGGTTCATGGCGCCAACCTCTATGGGTACAGCAAGCACAGCTGGCGTACTCGGCTGGATTGGGCGCACCAGAACAAGGAAGCAATCTGTCGCTCCGGCATGGAGCCATGGCAGATGACTGAGTTCTGGGCACAGGCCGATGACCCGTGGCAGTTCCTTGCCTTCTGCCGTGCCGCATACCAGTACGTCGAAAAGCGTGGCGCCTATCGGTGCCAGCTACCTGTCGTCCTGGACTGCACCTGCTCTGGCATCCAGCACTACTCAGCCCTGCTCCGCAATGAGCAAATGGCTGAGCTGGTGAACCTGATGCCCAGCGACCATCCACAGGACATCTATTCCCGTGTGTTGGCTGCTGTCCTTGAGCACCTGCGGGCTGATGTGGACAACCCACACGCCCGTTCCTGGCTGGAGCTGCAGCCTGACCGCTCCCTCACCAAGGCAGTGGTCATGACCATGCCGTACTCAGCCACCAGGCAGACAGTCTTCAAGCACTGCCAGGTCTGGTCGTTTGAGAGGACGCTGCAGCTGTACGGCACAGACGGATGGCACTTCAAAGACGGTGCCATCGCAGCCATGCATTACATGGCAACCCTGCTCAGCAATGAGACGGCCAACATGATCGGCCCCGCCAAGGCAGCAATGCACTGGTTTAAGCGGGTCGGGGCACTGGCTGGTGAGAGCAACACGCCTATGCAGTGGACCTCTCCATCAGGCCTGACCATCAGGCAGCAGTACCCCAACATGCGCCGTGTGCTGATCAAGCTGCACCATCTATCCCCTGTGCTCGGGCGCTTTGCCTTGAACATCGAGGAGCTTGGGCTCAACCCCAAGCGAATGGGCAACGGCCTCAGTCCGAACATCATCCACTCACTGGACGCCAGTCACATGGCGCTCACGACAGTCGATGCGTTTGCCAAGGGTGTGGTCAATCTGGGTGGCATCCACGATTGCTTTGCCACCACACCAGCTGAGATGAGCAGGGTGCGGGACTCTGTCCGCAACACCTTTGCTGCCATGTACTCCGAGGACTGGTTCACCACCATCTCCTCTGAGCTGCTGGCCCAGCTGCCAGCTGAACTGCACAGCAAACTGCCCGAACTTCCCGCAGTTGGGAACTTCGACATCGACCTGGTCCGCAGGTCCAACTACTTCATTACCTGACCATGAACTACAACCTGATCGACAAGCTGAAGCTGACCACCCCTGTCGCCAAGCTGAAGTACCCCAAGCTCATCGAACCCGAAACCAAGTTCAACCCTGAGGGTGTCTACAAGGCGACGGCCATCATCGACTCAGCTGAGGCCGCGGCCCTGGCTGATGCGTTAGACGACCTGCTCACCCGCCACAAGGCATCACTCAAGCAGCAGGACCCCAGCAAGAAGGACTGGAAGCTGGCTGACCTGCCCTATGGGTACGAGGAGATCGACGGCAAGCCTTGCTTTGTCATCAAGACCAAGATGAAAGCCAAGGGCATTGACCGTGACGGTCGTGCCTGGTCCTCAGTGCCTGCCCTGTTTGATTCCAAGGGCCAGCCAGTCCGTGACCGTGAGTCGCTCAAGGGCATGTGGTCCGGCACCGTGGCCAAGGTGAACTTTGAGGCCTGCCCCTTCTATCAGGCAGCCCTTGGTGCCGGCATTACCCTCAGGTTGAAAGCCGTCCAGATCATTGACCTGGTCGAAGGTGGCGGCAGCGCAGAGAGCTTTGGCTTTGGCGAAGAAGACGGATGGACTGGCACCACGTCGGAGGC